CATCACCTATATCAAAATCAGAACTTTCAATAAACACATTTGTCATAGGAGATCCATCATCATTAAAACCAGTTTCTTGTTGATATAAATAACCTCCGTTTACGGCTCTAGGGTAATTAACAATACCTGCATCTAACCAAGCTGTTCTTGTCAGAGATCCATAAATCCATAAATTCTCTATATAGTTATAAATAACATATCTGTTTATTTCTGTAGAGTCAGCTGAACAGTAAAACCATCCAACTTCATTTTTATCTGAAATGGTAAACGCATGAAATTTAAAAGATTGTCCTAAATTAATATCACCAAAAACATAATTGTGAACGGTACAAGGAATAGTTTGAACACTACCGTTGTAAACATAAAAATTATTGTAGCTCATCCAATAGATGCCTTGAGGTGCGGTAATTGCTGCTTTAGGTCCAACTAAACCTATACCTTCATTAATTAAATTAACTGCAAAAGTAAAAGGCGGACCAATAAACTGCATACTGTAAAGAGCAGTATCGGTCCAAACCATTATTTCTTGTCTTGATTTAACCGCACCTATTATTGAAGATCCTGAAGACAACCTAAGAGAGCCTGCTGTATTTGTGTTAGTGGGTTCAAATTCCAATTCATTTTCTTGATCGCTAAATGCTATCAACATAGGATCAACTGTACCTGTTCTAGAAGTACCTGATACAGGGTCTGCACCCAAGACTATTAAGTGTCTGTCCTTTTCTGAAGTAATAACTTGCAGACCTACGGTTGGAACTTGATTAGCACCAGTAATACCAGAAAGTTCAACTGCTCTTGTACCTACTCCATTATTTTCTACCCATTTATAAATACCACCTGCGCGTGCATTTATAATTAAATCTTCTCCAAAATTATCATGTGTCCACAATCTTAATTGGTTAGTCAAACTTAAAGCACTTGTGCTTCCAAAAGTTCCTGCGCCCCAGCCATTTATACCCCAACCTGTACCAGCAACGTAAACGTCTAGTCCTACATTTATTTGATATGTGCCAACAACGGAGGATCCTCCGTTACCGCTGTCAGAAGCATTTGCAGTAACCGTTGCTCCTGAAGTGTCTTTTGCTTCTACCGTATAACTGTTTGCATTAACTATAGTTGCTATTTGATATTCTTGATTTAAAACTAACGCTGTTATATTTCCCCCTAAACTAGACGCTCCAGAAAAAGTAACAAAATCATTTTTAACTGCCCCATGAGCTGTATCTGCAACGGTAATTGTTGCATCTCCATTAGTTGCAGAAAATGTCACATCACCAGCAGAGGTAGTACTTCTAATAGGAGTTATATCATTAAAATTACCACCAGATTCAATATAATATTTTAGATGAGTACCTATCCCAAGATATTTTGTGCCTCCTAAAGATACCCAAGGATGTAAAGCTCTAGCAGTACCTAAATAAGTATTACTTGTAAGTTTATTCCACCCTCCAAATTTTTCTGGTCTACCTTTTCTAAACCGTACTAAATTGCAATCAAACCAACCGCCTTCATTATCATAGTCGGTACCTTCTCTATAAATACCTGGTCTGAATATTGTTTTTTGTAGTGCCATTTAAACCTTGCTCCATTCCTTACCTTCAAACAAATTAGCTTCAGCTTCTCTACGTTTAACCAATCCACCTAAAATAACACCACCAGCCTTGTTCCAGCGTTTTATTTGTTCTGGTACGCCACCATAATCTCCCTCATTTAGAATACGTAATAAAGTAGATTCTTTTAAATTAGTTGGTCCTAAGTTGTATACCCAACAAACTAACGCATCAAACTGACATTGATCTAACGGCACCTTAATCATATCGTTAATATAACCTTCATACTCAGGCATTTCTTCTTTTAATAAATGTTCAGCTTCGTCTTGGTTAATTTGGTCGCCATCTTTTACATCTTTTGTATGCCCAAAGCCAATAGTCCAAACCCCTACAGAATCCTGATAAGCCTCTAGCTTACATCCTTCGTAGTTTTTAATTAAAGATATACCTTCTTCAGATATGTTCATTTTAGTCGTCCTTTCCTGGTGTATTAGAAGCACCAAAATAAAAACTAATAATTGCTGAAGCTAGGCCACCTAAGTATCCGAGTACTAAATTAATTAAAGCCTCTGAGTTTTGTTCTGGAGGTTGAATAGTTACTAAGAATATGTATCCCATAAAACCACCTACTACAAATATACCTATGATCCTAGCGGTCCAATCTTTAGAAAAAATTTGTCTAGCGTTTTGTGTATCTTGTACTTCTAGTTTAAATACATCCACCTCTAGCTCTTTCATCTTAACTTCAAAATCAGCTTCAGCTTTTTTTAACTCAAGCATCTGTTCGGGTGTTGCATTATCTAAAGCTTTTTGTATTTCTTTGGGTTCGTTTTTACAACCCAATACATCTGCGATCATGTTTGCAGCCATACCACCCATAGGGCCTCCTAGTGCTGTACCTAAGGTTGGTGCTACTGATCCAACTAAATTTTTAAGTAGTGCTTTCATATATCCTCCAAAGTAAATATTTTTAAAGGTTTACTAATACCTTTAACTTCTATTGGTTTTAATGATTTTAGCTCAAAACCACAATTTTTTGCAGTTTCCTCTGCAATTATTAAATCTTTGCCTACAGTTTTACAACTAGATTCGCATCTAGCAGCTATATTTACAGCAGATCCAATAGCCGTATAATCAAATCTAGTAGAAGACCCACAGTTACCAATTACAGCTTCACCAGTATTAACTCCTACACCTATTTCAACTCCAACATCAGAAGATCTAAAGTTATCTTGTATTTCTTTAGCGCACATAACAGCAGCTTGCTCATGATTATCTAAATCAAGAGGAGCATTAAATATAGCCATCATGGCGTCGCCAATATATTTATCAACCATACCTCCATACTTTTTAACCGCATCTGATTGAATTGTAAGAGCTTTGTTCATAATTTGAGTCACTTGTTCAGGTTCCATACTTTCACTCATAGCAGTAAAACCACGAACATCAGTAAATAAAAAAGTACATCTTTTCTTTTCACCACCTAACTTTAGTAGACTAGGATTAGATTGCAAAGCCTTCACTTGTCTAGGATCTAAGTAATGCTCAAATTGTTTTTTAATCTGTTGTCTTAATTTGTATTGCTCTCTGAATCTTATGTAAAAAGCAACACTTGCAGTAGTAAACTGAGATATTAAACCCCAAGTGACATCAATCAATACTCCCTTTTGTATTGTATAAACGCCAAAGAAGGCCGTAGACGCAAAAACTACACCAAAGAATGATATACCAGCGGTTATACCAAAAACATTCAGAGCAAGCCAAACAAACACTACAGAAAACAAAAAAATTAATATTTCTAAAGCAAGTGCATAATCAGGTATGTAAGGGCTATCTTGTATCAATATGCTTTCTGCTAATGCTGCTTGTATTTTGTGCGGTTCTAACAAACCTGCGGGTGTGGCAATTTGAGGCATAATCCCTTTTGCTGTAAACCCTACAAAAACAAATTTATTTTCTACATCCATTTCAGCAAGATTAGTTTGTGGTGTGTTAACCCAACTTACCCATTTACGACCTAATGAATCTACTGGTACTGAAGGCAACCCTTTTACCCTTACTTCTTCTAGACCATTATCATTTGTTTTTATAATGTAAGTATCAGCTCCAGTTAAAATTTTTAAAACTTCTGTACCGTATGTTGATACCCAACCGTCAGGTGTACGCATTAAAAGAGGTAGTCTACGAACCAAATTATCTACATCTGTCCTGGCTACTGCTAAACCCTGACTGGCGTTGGCTTTTAAAATATCTATATTTTGTATTACACCTTCAGACATAATGCCTCCGCTTTCTGGTCCCAGAATGACTGTCCCAGAGGTAGGCGGGTAATCACCCTTTCCCTCAAACATAGCAATAACACTTGGAGAAAAACTTAAAGCTTCTGTAAATTCAAAATCACCACCAAATCTGTCTGGTTGCGGAAAGGCTATAACCCACCCTACACCTAACGCACCTTTTCTTAATAAATTAATGTGTATTTGAGCTAATGTTTGCCTAGACAAAGGATAGCCCCCTTCATTAGTAATATCACTCTCATTTATATTAAGAATTACAAAATTACCTGAAGATTGTTTATCTGTTACCAGCGAATCAAAAGTTTTCAACTTTAATATTTCATAAGCCGTAGGTTGAAAATAATAAGTTGCACCAAGTAATATAAATAAACTTACAAATATTATTGTTTTTTTCATCCTGATCCTTGTTTAATTTTTATTGTAGTTGAAGATCCACCATTTATTTTAACCGTATTAGTTACTCCATCTTGTATAAGTATAATTGTATAACTATCAGATCCATCTAAATCTAATTTAGCACTTTGACTAACGGTTCTTGTTAGACTTATGTTCTGACCGGATATGATTGTAGTTATCTGAGTATCTTTATCTTGTCCTATTTCTGTACCAACAATACGTATACCAACACCACCTTGCTTCAAAGAGTCTTCTTCTTTTGTTATAGCTAGTGCATCAAGAACATTAAGTAAATCTTCAAGAAAATTAACATCTAAATAATTTACATCTAATTCTGTAAACTCTAATTCTTCTTCTGCATCTAAAAAATCTTCGTTAAGAAAGTCTATATCAAGATCATTAAAGTCTAAGTAATCTGCGGAAGTTTGCGTTTGTGTTTGCTCCAAAGATTCTTGTGTTTGTTCAGGAGGATTAACAATAAGCATGTTGTCTATTAGATCTAATGTAATATCTAACTCTACGGGTGCTGTAGGATTATTTTCAAAAACAGATACCGTAGTGGCTTGATAGGGTTTGTTTAGTGTCACACTACCCATACCAGTAGAAACTATTATTTCTCCACTAGATATACCGTTTTCATCTGGCAATAGTATTACAAGAGATCTACCTAACTCATCTACCGTACAAGTAAAGTCTGTACCTCTGATAGCTATATCTGCGGTAGGAGTTCGTATGGATATATTGCTTTTGTTATTAAATTTACCTGTAATAAATCTTGCTGTACCGCTAGCAAACTTGAGCGCCATCTTTGATTTAGATGGATCAGGATCGTAGATGTATTCGTCTATAACCAGTTTGGAATGTTCGGTTAGTTTTACTGTAGAGCTATCTTCAAAGGTTATGGCAACTCTGCCCGCTTCTGTACGAACATCATCCATTTGTTGGATATCAAATTGTAATTCAGCCCCGTAAGTTTTGTCTCTGAGGATTTGTGCGTTGCCCCTAACTTCAGATATAGAACCTATATCAACAGACGAATGAAGTTGTTGCGTCTGACTGAGTAACGCAAACAGTACCATTAGAGCCAGCAGATGTAATTTTAAGCCAGTCATTATCTGATGTAGACTCCTGATCTATATTAAATGTTCTTGATGCCCCTGTATGATCTAGGTAAAAATATCCACCAGCATAACCATCTCCATCATAGGTAACGGTATTATCATTACCATCAATATCCATATAGTTAGTTGCGCCATCTACATCTATAGATGATGTTATTGTGTTTCCTGAACCTTGTACGATCCAATCTAAATCTAAATTAGCTGCTAGTGCAGTCATAGCATGATTCAAAGTCATAGTGTTCGTACTACCCGTAACCTGGACATTCACGTTAGAGCCATCAGCTCCGGTTGCATTTGTTTCGTCTGTAGACATATTAAAAGTGTTGGTATCACCAATAAATGAAAAGTAGCCTGTATAAGTATCGGCCCATATATCGCCAAGAAATTTATTTGTATTACCTTTTTGCAATATATCTAAGGTCATAGTTGCACCATCTAGATCTAATGGTGTCATATTAGAAGGTCCTGCCGCAGCATCCGATCCCCCAATAATGTTACCACTACCACCAACTTGTTCTATATCTAAGTTAGACGTTGCACCTGATTGCGTTATATATACCTCGTTGTCTGCTGTCACCACATTCAAAGATATAAGTAAAAACAATAAGCTAATTACCGTTCTTTTTCTTCCAATAGCCTTGTTCATATCCTTCCTCTATTGTTTGTAAGACAGCTGTCTCGATAGCCATCTGTAAAGCAATATTTATAGACTCATTCTCTACCATACCGCTCTCAATTTCAACTAATTCGGTATTATTTGAATAAAATTTGAACACATCAGAAGAGACAGCAGCACTTAATATTGACTTAGAAACTAGCACTTCTAATAGTATTTTCCCTGTACTAACAGATACGGTACGCAAAGAAATTGTTACAGAATCTTGTCTATACTCTTTGGAGGCTCCAATACCTAAATATCTAGCACCAGCACCACCTGATTTTATATTAGTTTCATACCCTATTACACCCCCCTCCATAATAAGACCAGCAAAAAGCAACGGTTTAACTTTTTGTTTTTCATCAAATGATTCTCTGGTTGTACGTATTAACTGCCTTTCTTTTGTTAAATTATCTAAACCTTTTCTTTCTACTACATCAAATACATTTGAATGTTTTAAGGCCCTAATTAGGTATGCATCAGGAGATTGTGTTATTGCCGTACTAAAACTAGCGTACTGACTATTAGATCTACGTTGACCTGTATCGTCTTTAAAAGATTTACCATATACAGCTACTACAGGTTTTTTTTCTGGTTTTGGTAATTCTGATAATTTTGTGAGCAAACTACCAACTTGAGCTAATTCAATAGATCTAACTGGTGGTATGCCGTTATCTAGAGGCGGTATAATTAAAGAACAACTAGAAAGTAAAAGAACCGAGAGGTACAGTAATTTCTGTTGTATTGCCTTCTTCATCTGTAATTATTAGTGTTACTTTGTCGTCCTCTACTCTATATTCTATAGTGTTACCTTCTAATTCCAGAGTACCAAAATCAGATGCAGTTTCACCAAACAAGCTATCAACTAACTGTCTGCTAAGTTGTGCATATATTCTACTCTCTAAGTTACGTATAAACCTAGCTAACGTAGTGTTCTCGGCCTCTCTTTCTAAGTCCTCTGTATATGCTTTGATTTCTTCTCGTATAGATTCTTTTCTATTAAACTCTTGGTTTTCTATAGTTAAGTAATGACTTGATGTGCCAACACCTGAGAAGCTAGGGTTTTTAAACTTGTGAGTCATCTCATCTGCTTGTACTGATAAAACAACAAACATAATAATTATCATGCAAGATATTAATAATATTTCATCAGGTCTTTTAGGGGCCATTAGTCTTTTCTCTGATCGTCTCTGTCAGCTTTTGCAATTTTATTGCTATCTATTAACTGAGGTACACCTAGTATGGTTTTGATTAATGTATCTTGTCTAATTATCTCGTTATCAAGAGATCTGACTCTATCTATAAGTGCAACTAGGATCCCGTGTTGTGAATCTAACTTTGTACCTAGTCTTTGTTCCATCTGTTCTATTTGATCTGCAACCTTATCATCTAAAACATCTAACTTTGTTTCCATACCGTCAATAATACGGTTAATTAGTTTCCAAATAAAGAATCCCAACCCTAACGCAGCAGCTATTGGAAAGCCTACTTCGTTAATAAATTGAACTGCTTGGTCCATTAATCTACCGGAGTATGTAGACCTTTTTCAATAAGAATGTCCCTGTTATGCATGTGTTCAGCCTCTACGTCATCTTTTGATTGACCATGATAGGCTACCGCCAGGTGGCATTTAATCATCATTTGATTAATGTTTTTATTGTCAACGACAACATCACCTAAGACTCTGCCGTATTTTCCTTTAGAATCCTTAAGCTTTGTTTGTATGACTACTTTTTTTCCGTCCTCAATAGCTTCTTTTAAGAAAGCCCCAGCCATTTTTCCTCTAGCCTTTTCATCTTTATTACGAGTACGTGACTCGGGAGTATCAATACCATATAAGCGAACACGACACTTATGAAGAATATCAAAGCCAAGATCCAAAACAACATCAACGGTATCTCCATCAACAACTCTTTCCACTTTACAAGAATATTCATACATTAGATGTACCTAGTAGCTATAATACATGTAATAAGAACTGGATAGATACCCCATATAAGAGCTTCTAGTCTTTTAAATTTAGCAGATCCTTCATCAAGTCTTTTTTCAATATACTCAAACCTAATAGCAGATTCTCTTTCGTATACTTTTAAAGATGTTATGTCAGAATCTTCTGTAGTCATTTATCGTCTTTTACTCTTTTGGTTGTGTAAGCTTCATTAACATCAGGTGTTGATTCATCATCACCAACAAACTTCCCATCTTCATCTCTAGCTCTAACTTGAACTCTTTTAGTGCCAGTAACTTTATCTACTAATTTACCCCACCACTTCATTACTTATCCTTGGCCTTGCCAATATTTAAAGCTAAAAAATCTATTAGCTTATACAATTTTGCTAACCATTTATCTCCTTGAGGAGTTGGTGTAACCGCAGCTAAAAGTGAAGCTATAGCTATGATAGCCGTTACCCACATAAATAAATTAATCCACATCATTACTTTTCTCCTATCTTTTTAGTAATTGATTCAACTTGGGTTTCTTCTTGTTGGGCAGCTTCTGCCATTTTTTTAATCTGTTCCATAGTTTGTTTGCGTAAAGCAGCTATGGCTTCTATTTCAGAACCTTTCCAAGCACCCCTTTCTGTTGCTACGTCTAATATTTGTAGCACGTTTACAAAATATTGTTGTTCCATAATTTATCCTAATTTTTTACTTACTATTGATGGAGAAACTTGTTCTCCTATTATGTTGTCTATATTTTCTTTATAAGCTGTAATCTTATTCTCACCTAAAGCAGCCTCTACCCAACCTTGTACTTTTGAAGTGTCAAGACTAGACCAATTTGTAAAATTAGATAAATCAGATGTGTCTAAACTTACTAATCCATAAACTGAAGCTGTTATTGGATTTCCAAGAGAATCGTTATTAGCATCATCTGCTCCAGTTAGTCTCCAATGAACCCCATTTACTACATTTGATTTACCGCTTTTTGTTGGATAAACATCACATTCAGAAATTTCCCAAGTATAATTTATTGCCATAATTTTATCCTTCTAAAGTTGTTATTCTAGCTTCTAATTCTTGGACAGCTTTTATTAAGTAAGGTGTTAGCAACCCATAATCTATTGCCCAAGGTGTAGTGAAACCTTGTGAATTTTTATCATTACTACCAACTGTTACTACATTTGGTATATGCTCGTGTAATTCTTGTGCTATTAATCCTAGATCATGCCTACCATTAGTTTTCCAATCAAACTCTCTTACTTGCAGATTTTTTATAATATTTAATTGACTAGAAGCATCTGCAATATTTTCTTTTAAGTTTCTATCTGAACTGGTGTTATATCGTACGGCTGCACCTAAAGCGGTAATAGAACCTATAGTATCGCTTTGTCTTTGGAACTCCATAAACTTAGAACCATCACCAACATCTGCATCACCACTAAACTGAAATTGTGCTAAAGGTGCTACAGAAGATGTGATTGTTCCTCCAGAATTATTAACATATAAACCTGACTCTCCAGAAACGAGTTGTAAAATACTGACAGACCTATTACCTGTAGAGGTTGTGCCAATCGCCACCATGCCTCCCCCTTTTATCACCATCCTTTCGGCTGGAGCAGAACTATTATCTGAAGTAGTAAGAAACTGTAAGTCTCTACCGCTGTTAAATTTATAATTACCTTGTATTCTAGCATTTGCTCCATTGGCACTTGAACCATTAAAACAAATACCGCCCATCACACCATTTGCTTGGCTAATCGGTCCATTTCTACTAACTGAAAGAAACTGTCCGCCATCATCAGTAGCAGAGCCAGCAGAAGCCGTGCCTATAAAATGTGCTAAAGTTTTGTTGTCAGAAGTAGTAGTATTGTTTAAATCTATTAAAAAAGATGGACTTGTATTTCCTATGCCTACAGCACCCGCTGTTGAAATTGTTACATCAGCATCGTCTGAACCTGTACCGCAAGCAAAACCAAGACCATTATTATCACCATGAATAGAAAAATCTGGTCTAGTTCCATTACCTGTACCAAAACCTAAGTAAAAATTATCAGCAAACTGCATACCATTACCAGTAGAAAAAGTAGGAGTAGCCATACCGATACCAATATCGTCTGAACCAGCATTTACTACAAAAAGGTTAGCCTGACCATTGCCTTCAACTCTAAAGTCTACGTCTTGTGATTCATCATTAAATACTGTTTCACCCGCATCAAAAAGTAATCTTTGTCTTGAAGTTCCAGCGTTCATTACTTTAAATGATAAATAACCATCTTCTGTGCCGTCTGAGGCATCTAATATTTGTGTGAAAATTTGTGAATAAACAACATCCTGTGAATTATCGTTTCTTCCTTCAAAATCTATAGCTCCAACAAGGTCATTATCTGCTGGTGAACCAGAATTTCTATACATCCTAAGATTAGGTCCAACACTTGCATCTGCATCAGTAGTTGTAAGGGTTAAATTGTCGGTGTTATCTGCTAATGTAATTGTCGCTCCAGCAGAAGAAGTTATAGCACCATCTACTTGTAACGTAGAAGCCATATCAACCGCACCATCAATATCTACTATGTCTAGGTTAGATGTACCATCTACGTCAATACCTCCAGCTAAGTCTATGTCACCAGCTAAAGTGACTGTTCCTGTAACCCCTAAAGTACCGCCTACAGTCATATCATCTGTAACTGTTAGATCGTCTTGTACTTTTAGGTCTACTACAGAAAGACTGGCAAAAGCATCAACTACCGCAGCTCCTGAACCAGCTCCATCTAGGTAAACTGCTTTGGTATCTCCTGGAGGTATCGTTATATTAGCTCCAGAGCCTTGTGAAATAATAATATTTTGAGAACCACTTGTTCCGTTCTCAATAAATTGCATTCTGTTGATTGTGTTAGGTGCAATAGTAATTGTACAAGCTGAATCTAATGTGCCTGTGTACTTAACATACATAGCCCTTACTGGGTCTGTAGCTCCGTCTGCTATTGTAGATGTATGCGTATCTGCGTTGGTAGTGATTGCTTCTGTACCAAAGCCTAAAGCTTCGCCAATCAACTCTAAATTTGTATTTGTTGAAGTTCCCCAAGTTCCTGACTCGTCACCTGTGGCGATTTCTTTAAGTCTTAAATCATTTACATAAGTAGCCATTTATATCTCCGTTCATTTGATTATATTACCTTTCTTCTGCATAGTTAAGCAACATCTTCCCAGTTAGGTGTTTGCGTGTTATTTACACTACTAAATCCAGAAGATTGTGTGTCTGTAATATCACTATAATTAGGTGTTTGTGAGTCATCTACTAAACTATAAACAAATGGATTGCCTACTTCTCCTGTTGCAAAAACACCCGTTAAAGAAACTATAGCTTTAGCTACAGTAGCAGGAAATCCTACAGATCCTGTTGCAGAGACACCATCTACTGTAAATATTTCATTATGGTGTACTGTTACAGAACCTACAGATCCTGTCGCGCTAACGCCAGAAACAGACACATTTGCCTCACCATCTACATCAACTGATACAGATCCTAAAGTACCTACAGCGGTTGGCAGAGTAGCTACCGCTTGACCGTTAACTCCTACGCCTGATATAGCTCCAGTAGCTGATTGTCCAGTAGGCGTTACATTAGCCTCTGCATCAATAGAAGGTGTTCCTAAAGCACTTGTAGAAGATTGCCCAGATGGTGTGACGTTAGCTTCAGCATCTACTGTGACAGATCCTAATGCGCTAGTGCCTGACTGTCCTGTAAGAGCTATATTGGCTTCACAATCAAAAGTAGGTGTACCTACTGCTCCAGTACCTGCTTGTGAACTAGGTGTTGCATTTGCTTTTGCAACAACGGTTAAAGAACCAACCGCGCTTGTCGCAGCAAGTCCTGTAAGAGTAACAGGATTAGGCTCACCCCACGTATTAGAACCCCAGGTTCCACGACCCCAGCCTGTTATATTAGCCATAGGCTATTTAAGCGATTCTTATAATCGCTGTAGATGCCGCAGCTGCTGGAAATACAATTGTAAAGTCTCCAGCGGTAGAAGTTTTATCGCCACCGAAATCAATCGTAGCAACAGATTTATCACTATTAGTGTCGTTATAAATCAAACAACCTCTTGCTGTTACTGTTGCTGTTCCAAATGTTAAGTCAGCAAAATCAGTAAATCCTGTGGTACCGCCGCTTGTTGGTGCAACTTTAGTTAAAGCAGCTCCGCCTGCTGTATAGTTAGTGCCGCTTACTTCTTGTGAAGTTGAATAGGCAGTTGTAGTTGCCCCCATAGTGGCAGAACTTGTAAATAGAGCAAGTTTAAAAGCATTACCATTAGTAGCAAAGTTATGTGTTGCCGTTAACAGTTCTTTTTTAAAACTTGTAGTTAATGTAGATGTAATTGCCATATTTATACCCTTTTTATAATTTTAG